AAGGACTGTCATGCCGCCTTGGCCTCGACATGGAGGAACCGCGACGGCTCGCTGTACTTCAAGAACTGGAAAAACTATGCGCCGGCCTTTGAATCATGACTGGGGTGACGGTTGATATTGGGACGCAGCCATGACCGTGCTGCCCTTTGGTAAGCATCGCGCAGAGGACATCGAGGATGTACCTGCGGATTACTTGCAGTGGTTCGTCACCAATATAGATCCACCGCCTGTTGGCGATGCGAAGCGCGGCGCATTCCTTGATCTCATAAGCGAGATCGAGTCCGAGCTGGCTTCGAGGAAGAAGTACGGGAGAGAACCATGAGCGCCCCACAGTGAGCGAGACTACGCAACCGACTGAAACGAAATGAAAAGGCGAGTCCCGCATTGGCTCTACGTCTTATGGCTGCGCGCGCTTTATTGGCCGCTCTGTACGGCGAGAATACGAGTGGAGCGGGCGCTACGGGTACAGCGCGCCGGCTTCTACATCGTGACCTGTGATGAGTTGTGCAAGCTGACTGAGGGACTCGAAGAACATCCCGACTTCTGGGACGGCCCGTGCTATTGCGCCACCTGTAGGAGTTACGCCAATGACTGACGAACAGATCAAGCACATCCAGTGGAGGAACCTAACCATGAAGCGCTATTTTTTCGCACTGCTCTTGTCAGTGCTCTCGATCGCCGCCTGCTCAGCCGGTGATCAGCTCACGGTGGACATGACGCAGCCGCTCCTCAATGAGAAGGGCCAGCCCGTCAAGGATGTCAGCGACATCACCCCGGCCGACCCGACGTGCTCGAAGTGCGCAGTGGTCAGGGCAGCGGCGAGTGCGCTCACGGCCTGCGCGCTGCCAAGCATCTCGATCTGCGTAGTGAGGGCGCCGGCCGCCGCCGTGGCTGCAGCTATCGCACTCGCGAGCGCCTCAGCAGGCGCCGCATCAGCGGTAACGAGGGTGGTATCGGCAGTGGTAGTGGTGACATCAGCAGTCGAAGCTGACACGTCAGTACCAAGTCATTACGACTACGTAGCCGTTGCCGCCTTGACCGCCTGCGCCCGAGGTGTGTGCGGAGCCCGCGCCGCCGCCTCCTCCTCCGCCGCCATTGATCCCCGCGCCGCCCGTGCCTGCGGTGCCCGAGGTGCAGCCGCCCCCACCCCCACCGCCCGGGCCGCCCTGATACATGGCGGTGTTGAGCATCGTGCCCGCCGTGCCGATCGTGCAGGTCGCGCCACCAGTTGGGCCGCCAGTAGCGCCAGTCTGAGTCGTTAATGTTGCCCCGCCGTTCCCACCAGCAGCGGCTGCCGGCGTGGCCGACATGCCGCCACCCGCGCCCCCTCCAGAGCCTCCCCAGCCGATCAACTCACCGCCGTTAGAGCCGATGTTCCCCGAGGTATCTCCGGCGCCCCCGGAACCGGTGTTAGCTGAACCGCCCTGACCAGTACTGCCGCTGCCGCCATTGCTCTGACACCCGGCACCACCCGAACCACTCGCGCCGGCCGCCCCTACGCACAGCATCGAGCCGCCGCCACCGCCGCCGGTGTTGGCGGCCGAAGCGCCGCCCTGCCCACCACCCCCGCCGTAGGCTGTGAGATACGGTGTCGTGCCGAACTTGGTAGGGTTGCCCGCGGTGCCCACGTTGCCGGCACTCGTGGAGGAGACCGCCGCGCCACCCGCGCCGCCCGCGCCGATCGTCACGGTCTCCGTGGTGCCCAGCTGCGCGGTGTTGAACTGAGCCTCCCAGCACGCACCGCCGCCACCGCCGCCGCCGCCCGAGCCCGCCGTGGTTGCCGCCAGGTCCGCGCCACTGCCGCCGCCACCGCCGCCGGCACAGATGAAGACGCGCGTGGTCTGCGGAGCACCGGTTGGCTTCGTCCATGTGCCGGTGCCCGGGGTTGTGAACACCTGTACGTCAATGCCAGCCGCAAGGGTGGCGGAGCCATTGGGGAAGGTGTAGGTGTACGCGCTCGCGGGGAAGGCCAGGGTCGGCGCGCCCGCGCCGGTGGTGATGAGCGACGCGGCGAGGGTGAGCGTGTTCGTGCCGTTGTTCTCGCCCGTGCCGCCGTAGGCGGCGCCCACCGTGCCGCTGTTGACCTCAGAGCCCGCGATGCTCTTGTTGGTAAGCACCTGCGTGGCGGCCAGCTCCACCACCGTGTCGCTGGCGGCGGGGAAAGTCACCGTGTAGTTCGTCGCGCTCGAGTTAGCGCTGGCCAGGGTGGTGTAGCCGGTCGAGGAACCCAGTAGCTCGGGCGTCGTGAGCAGCGGGGAGGTCTGCAGCACGAAAGTCGTGCCGCTGCCGGTGGTGGACGCCGCGGTGGCCGCGCCGGTGCCGTTGAAATACGGGACGCCGGTGATCGTGCCCGCCTCGCCAGTGCCGCCGTACTGAGCGCCCACGACGCCGGAGTTGATCTCGCTGCCCGCGATTCCGCCCGAGAACCCCGTAGACGACAGCACCCCGGTCGATGAGTTATACGTCAGCCCCGAATAGCCCGTGATCGTGCCTGAGCCTGAGAACACCGAAAGCTGGCCAGAGGCCGGGGAGCCGGTGGCGGTGACAGTACCGAGCAGCGTATTAATCTGAGAAACGGTGCATTCAATCGGGGCAGCCTGAGAACCGGTGTTGTTGCATCCGATAGTATTAGCAGGAAAGGTTGGTGGAAAAGGCGAATAGGGATATTGGGCATGCGCTACCCCGCAAATCGCCAGCACAAGCCAAAGCAGCCGCTTCATTCCTTCATTGCTCCTATCGCTTCCAGTGCCACCAGCAGCATATTTGGACTGAACTGCTGCGGGCTTATCGAAAATGCGGGCAGTTTATTCAAGTGCTGCGCCAATGCCAGTTGAGCGGAGCTACAGATCCACCAGCCACTCCCGCTGGACAGATCCTTGCCGAGAAGCAGTCCGAGAATATCCCGTTTGTCATAGGGCTCATTGAGCTTATCGACCAGCCAGTGAACGGCTTCCTCCGATTCCTCTTGCGTGCAGGGGAGTGAAAGCACCAGCCTGCGCTTCCACTTTTCATAGCCATCGGAGCGCAACTCAAACCCCGGTGGCAGTCCCCCCAAGCGATCCGATCTCGCCCCAACACATCCTCCTCCCGGAAGGAGGAAGTCTACGTGACTGTACCCGCCCCACCCTTGGCCGTACCAAGCCACTAATCGCGAGCTCCAGTCTTCCCCTAAAACGAACTGCCATCGAAGTGCGGGCATTTATGGTTTCGGCATCACCGTCGCTGCTGCCACCTTTGCGGCTGCGGCTGATGCTGTCGGGGCCGGAGTGTTCGCAGCTACTGCGGCTGCCAAGGCTACCGCCGACTGACTGAGAGAGGCGGTAAGGGCTGGCAACGCGGCATCATCGCCACTGCCCACGGCACTATTGATCTGCGCGATGAGTCCCTGAATGAGTGTGACGGCACTCGCCTCAACAGAGGTGTTCTGCGCGACCTGCGTCATGAGGGCTTGAAGATTGGCTGAGATTTGAACTGACATGGCATTGATCCTTTCGATGAGTAGATCGAGCTTCTGCTCGATACGAGCGAGTTGACGGGAAAAGAACATCACGGATTATGGAAGTTCAAACCATGACCGCCTTGGACAAAAGACAGCAGCCACAGCAAGAGAATCACTCCCACCACGACATAGATCACCGTCTTGATGATCGGTGGAATCCCTGGAATCTGGTTAATTCCCCATAGGATCAGTCCCACGATACACAGGACTATGAAGGCATAAAGAAGCATGGTAATCATGAAGCGGCCTTTGCCGCTGTTGCGGCGGTTACAGCCCCGTATGCTACGGCGGCATTTTCCCAATCAGCAGTGATCGCGCTTACCAGCGCGGAGGCGGCTGCATCCAGCACACCCGTCGTGACCTTCGTTGCCAGCAGTACATTGATCTCGGCAATGAGTGCCTGTGCAGCCCCTTGCTCCAGTGGAGTTTTGAGCGATAACGCCCACCTGGTCATGACCGAATCCAGTTGGGCAAGCGAGATGCTGCCACTGGCAAATCCTGAGATCTCAACCGAGGCATTGTAGAGCGCCTGTGCGCGTGCCTGCTGTGCGGTAGAGTACAAAGCGGGAGGGGTAGCCGTCCCTCCAGCCTTCTGGATGTAAAGCTCCGCCCCCAGGGTGAGCACCTGGTTGATGACCACTGTCTGGGTGGCAGTAATGGAATTGAGCGTCGCGCAGCCGGTAAGGAAAACGGCCAACGCAACACCTAGAACGATGGGCTTGAGATTCATGAGTCAGCCTTCTGTAGGGGTGGAGGAGGCGGAGGATTGTTCCGCTTTACTTGGGCGATAATAGCGCAAAGGCAGGCATTGCCTAAAAGGATGTAGTGAAAGATGTTATGCGGGACCAACGTTGGGTCGAGCGTGATGGAAGCGAAGATGGCCTGTACAATCATCAAACCGGTGATAGCGTTACACCAGATAAACCACAGTACATAGCGCAAACCAAAATCAGGCGGCAAAGGCGGTATTTCGCCATTCATGGATCACCACTCAGCAGGATCTGTGAAAGCTCATGATACCGTGAGGCCAATTCGGGGTTGGTTACCGCACACTGGTCTGCTGCGCTCTCCCAGTCCTTTACCGCCAACGCTGCAATCATCTTAGGGAAACGCAGAAGCCCGGATATTCCCGCGTTGAAAGCAATATCAATGCAGACCGATTGCCTCACAGCATCAAGGCTCGAATACCACGGGAAAGGCTGTAATCTGGCGTCTATGTCCTGTAGTTGCGCCTGCAGAAGTGCTAAAGCCGCGTTCTGAGTAATGCCAGCATCGATTTGGAAGCCGTACCCAATCGTTGCACGCCCCTCAGTGTCAATATATTTCTGAGGCTCAAATCCCTCTTCCTTCTCAATCCGAGGCAATGCAATATCTACGGCGCTCACTTCTTGTCCTCTTCAGACTTCTTCTTGCCCTCAGCAAAAGAGGCGGTTTTAGTCAATCTCAATAGCCTGGTCAGACGAGAATTGACAATGACATGCAGTGACCGGATACGGATCGCATTATAGATAGCGGCCCCTGCAGCTACCCATGCCGCCAGATGATCGACTAACTTGTTCCAGTCCATCATGACAAGGGATAAGTAACCGTCTGGGCAGTGTAGAGCCCCTTGTTGTTGCTCGTCGTCCAGTTGGTTCCGGTCACGCTGCTGCTGGTAGCCACAAGCATGGTGATTGTTCCGCTGGCATTGGCGAACTGGGCTACCCCAATCGAGTTCGGCAAGCTGTTGTTCTCCACCAGAATGGCATTGGAGTTCACCGAACGCGAAGGCTGACACACGGCCGGTAAGCCAGTAATGGTCAGATCATCGTATGCACTGGCATGCGTGACGGCCGGCAAGGTGAGGGTACAGACCCCATTGGCGATACGGTAGTAAGCCGTTCCAGTCCCCAAAGCTCCGGCCCCGGCATTCTCGAAGAAGCTCGCCGTGAAGGAGCCGGAAACGGATTTAAGCACGCCATTTACAAACCCGGCCTCGTCCAGCACACAGGAATTCGCCATGACCCCGTTCTGGCTGAAGGTTGAGAGGTCCGGCAGTCCGTAGAAGCCACAATACACATCGCTCCCGGACCATTGGACATCTGCCCTTGAGCTATAGGGGGAGATCCCGCACCCCTCGAATTGAGTGCCAAGGAAAAGCACGCCCTCAGTGGCGTTGAAATACACACCCGTCGCAAAGTTCTCGAAATAGCCTCCGGTGAAGACACTTCCCAAGCCCTCATTGGGTTGGGCAAACTCCACCGCGTAGCCAGTGATATCCGAGTTGGGCGTTGCCCCCAGTAATCCTGATCCAGTTACTCCTATGAAGTAGTTCGCTGTAGAGGGTGTGCTGCTCGATCCGCTGTTGAATGAGACCCCTACATGGAAGTTCTCAAACTCGCACCCGACAAAGGTGTTGAAAAAGGTTGATTCCGCACTCGCTGCCGTTCCACCACTGATCAGAATGCCGATCAATGCCTGGTTGGTAGACGTGGCTCCATTGAACCCGAAGACATTCTGCACCATTGCACTCACGGCACACAGAACCTTCACGCAAACGGTGCTGTTGTTCAGCAATGTGATCGACAGATCGTAGAGCGCCGGCTTGTAGCTTTGGGTGGTGCTGGAGTTCCCCAGCTGTATGGCCGGTACGGCAACTCCGGTAACATTTGCCAGGATGTTGGTTCCCGTGCCAACCGTCTGTCCCGATCCAACCCCGCTCCCGCCAGCTCCCCTCAAAGTCACGCCCTGCTGAATGACAAGGGTGGAGCTGATGAGGTAGGTCGTCGCCAGTAATTGGACACAGGTCCCGGCATTGCCCGTCACTCCCTGGGTGGCAGCCAGAGACAGAGCGGTCTGGATACCGTAGGTCATGTCCGTCTGACCCGGAGTGGTGTTGGTTTCGTAGCGGTCCGGATAGAGCGCCGGATAACCGAAGTTGACCGGAATGATCCCGGCTGCGATCTCCGCAGAATTCAGGTTGAAATACCCAATGGAACCGGCAACATCGTTGATCAGCGGGATATTGTCGATGGTCCCGCCGATGATCGGGTTGTTGTTCGCATCCGTAATGACCATCTTGATAATGGTCCCTGCGGGTGCCCAGACACAGACATTCTGGAAGCGTCCGTTAGGCCCCAGGATGATGGGATTGCTGTTCGGGACGATGAGCGTGGAACTGGTGAAAGTCGTTACGGGGGTGTCAACCGACCCACCGACATAGGTGTAGATCTGATACCCATCCCCCACCACGCCCTGATCCGAGAGGATCTGGGTGATCATTCCAATGGGTGAGAGAAAGCCGCTCAATAGACGAATCCTTCTGCAAATCCGTGTTTCTGGAGTTTGGGAATCGATTCCTCCAGGCCTTCCCCGATGTCGTCCCTGTACATCAGGTTCGGAACGTGCAGCTCGTCAATGACCTTGTAGGAGCGCTCGCAGGCTTTGGAAACTGACTTCGCCACCCCTGTCACCACGGCGATGTAGTCCCCGCAGGTCGCCCACATCGGCTCATCCCTGACCTTACCGTCAATCATCTGGGGTAACCTCGCCATCTTCACCGACTGTGGAGCAATGTGACGTTTGTTCTTGTCCGTCACCCCGTATATCGGGATATCCACAGTTTCCGCCTTGGTCTTCCTGGAGTACGGATAATCCGGTTGTGAGATGACCACGCCGGCGGCGATTGCCGTAGAAACTTTCAGGGTATCCTTGCCGTTACAGGCATCCAGCATCCACTCACACGGATCTCCCTGGTGTGTGGCCAGCATGATGTTGAAGGCGGGCCACCCGGCTCGACAGGTGAATTCAAGCGGCCAAGGCTTTCCCGCATCATCTATGATGCAGTTCACGGCGATATCGCCTAGGTGGCCCATCCTTACCAAGTCATCTTCCAGTGGCGCTAAAATCATCTCTCCCAGCTGAGACTCCTCAGCATACTTTTGAACCGTTCCGGCTTCCCCACAGTTGGGACCGCAGTCTCCTGAGAGGAGTTTCTTGTGCTCAAAGTGTTCGTTGTAGAGTCCTATGAAGCCATCTGCACCGACCCAGCGAGACACGCCGAATTCGATGCCATCAATGAACTTCTGAAGCATTACCGGGCCCTTCGCGGCCATGCCGAGCTTCTGCCACCTCATGAGCCGGGCAACCATGTCAGCTGCAGTCTTACCTACATAGGAAAGGCTCTTGTCCTCTTCACTGCCGAGGGTTTTGAAGACGAAGCGCTCCTCAGTCTTTCTCTGGAACGCCTCGGCCTCGCGCAGATTCCCGAACTCTTCGTACTCGGGAACTTCAATTCCACGCTTTTGGAGAAACTCCATGCCTTCGGCACGCTCCACCTCCAGTTTGGTGGACCGGGAAGATGGAGCAAAGACCTGGATTCCCTGCATACGTGCCTGATCAAGCTTCGGAATGAACTGATCGTTCCCCGTACAAAACACAAGATCGGCCCATTTCAAGGATGGCAGAAAAGAGCCCTCGATCTTGTTCAAAGCATTAAAGCCTTCGCCCACTGAAGGATTGTTCCCCGGTCGTGTCCAGTACCTCACCTGATGGCCGGCATGGATGCAGCGCAGACAGAATGCCAGACCGCAACCTGAATCCTCATGTTCCAGGCAGAGCACTTTCAGACTCACTCACGGCGCTCCATCTCATATCTGTCCTTGAGCGTGGGGCCGGCAATACGACGTGCAACACGCGTGGTTAAACCAGGTTTCACTTCACGCGGCTTAATAGCCGCCTTCTGGTAGGTCTCAGACTTGATCGCAGCTCTGGCAAGGGGACGCAGTGCCAGCGCTCCCACAATCGCGGCAGCCTTGTGCGGCATCGCCGCTGCTTCAACCCCACCCACCAGATAATCGAGTGCAGAAAAGGGAGCATGGCCACCCAGTGAATCGACATACCGCATTACCTTGGGAAATTCCTGATAGGTCTGCGCAATCGTCTTCAACCCTCCGGAAAGCGGCACACCGCGTTTCAACTGCCGGGCCAGAACCGCCGCCGACACATTGCCGTTTGGCGATAGCGCATCCTCGACGTTGTAGATTTTAGCCAGGTTAACCCGTGCCTGGCGGAAGTCCCTGATCAAACCCTGATCGGGAACGTTGCGCTCGATCAGGCTCTCCATCGCCGTGGCAATCTTCTTCTGGGCCAGTCCGAGCTCGAACTTCTCCGCATCCGGCGCTTGCATGTTCCGTGAGGCCCGGTTCCTCAAGGACTTGATCTTCTCCAGCATGGAAGAAGCATCTGCCGATGGCCGGTCAAACTTCTTGATCTCCCTGTCGATCAGCTCATTGGTATCCTCGGGATAGTCTTCCTGCGCCTGGGCGGTACGTTCGCGTACATGATCCAGTTCGGTCCTGAAACCTTCATCAGACTCGATCCGACCGGCTTTCTTCACCCGCTCGTACACCTGGAACTGCTGCTGCTTGAGGCGCTCGATATTGGCTTCCGTGAGGGACTGACGGTCGGACAAGCCGATCTCCTTTGCAGCCGTCCGGTTGATGACTTTGGAGTTAGCACGGGAGAACGCCATCTCGGTCTGGATCTTCCCCGAGGCACCCTCCAGAGCCTTACCGACCGGCCCGCCGCCCTCGGAGGGGGGGATCTTCAGCCCCAGCTCCCGAGCCTGTGCGATCTTGGCCTGCTTGGGGGCCTCCTCGGCTGCCCGAACCGCAGTTTGAGCCTCCCCCCTCTCGGCCACCCTTTCAGCCCCTCTGATGGCGGCCCCTTCAAGGGCCGTTCCCGTCTTGACCCCAGCTGCCATAGGGATAGCCTGTAACCCCGTTTTAACCGCAGCGCCCGCGACGCCAGAGGCTTGCGCAGACCCCCCTACGGCCTGCACGCCACGCCTGGCAAGCTCCCCTGCTGCCTCGGAGGGCTTCTCAATGGCAGCGTTCATGAGGTTCCCCACCGCCTGTACATCTTGTTGGCCCGCCTGGGTGGAAGGCTGGTAGGTGAGGGTCTTCTGGGTCTGTTCCTGCACCGCTTTGGCGGCATCCGTATTCTGGCTGGCAGCCAAAGTAGCCCCATAGGCTAAACCTCCTCCCAGAGAGGCAGGGATGCCCGTAGCGAGGTTGAGTGCGGCCTCCCCAGCCCCGAGGACCTCCTTCCCGAGCTTGCCCGGGGCGCTTTCTGGCTTCGGCGTGGATTTGGGGTTTCCAGCCGTCGGATGCTGGCTCAAGACCTGCTGGCGGACCTGATCATCTGTAGCCCCAGCCGGACCATCAATCCGGTAGATGTTTCCATCGGGCGCCTGAATTTCGTAGGTCGGCATCTATTGACCTCCTACGACCTTCGCCTGGCCCCAGCCGGCAGCTGCGGCAGGGGCCGGGTTAGCTCCCGGACGACTCTGTCCGGGTAGGTTGACCTGCATCGATTCCTGGGCCGCCACTGCTGAAAGCTGAGCCTCCTGCTGGATGGCTTCCACAGCGGCTCTGAGGGCTTGTGGGCTGTCCGCTGCATCGAGCAACGCTCGGTTATGGGCGCGCTTCTCCACATCCGTCCCGCCCCTGCCGCCGAGCACGTCATAGGAGTTGGTCAGAGTGTTCAGGTACGCCTTGAGTTGCTTCAGTTCGGGGCTTGAGATCTGGGTCGCGGCCATATTCTGCAGCTTATTCCACGGGACAAAAGAGCCTCGATCCAGTTTGTCCGCCAGTCCGATGACCTTGGGCGCAATCTGCTCGATCTCCTTCTCCGCGTACGAAATCTTGCCGGCAATCGTGGCCTCGGTCTGTTGTTCTTTGACCAAACCCTTCATCTCCACCATTCGGGCGGAAATATCCTGAGCACTCAAGCCCCGCTCCTGGGCCGTTTGAGCCAGCAGGTTCTGGACCTTTGCGATATTCGCTGGCCCCTGTTTGCCCCGACCGAAGTTCGCCAGCACGTCGCGGGCCTGTTCGCCATTCAAAATACGCTCTACAGCCAACTGGGCGGAGTCCTGACTGATAATCCCTTCCTGGGCCTCCTTCTTCCGATTCTCCTCTTTCGTCTCCGCATCGCTGACCCTGCGACTTTCGAGGTCCAGCCGCTTGTCGTTCTGCGCATCCCGTTTAGCGGCCTCCTTCTCCTGCTGATCCTGCTTCGCCTCCAGAAGGCGATCGTGAACCGCTTTGTTACCCCGGTTACTCTGCTCATCCAGTGACTTGATCCCCTGATAGGTCAGGTTATTGGGGTCTTGAAGCACCTTGTCGATGTAAGGCGCCAGTTCCGGCTGCTGCTGGCGAAGCTGTAAAGCTGCCGGTATGGCGAGTTGCTTGGCCTTCGCATCCAGCATTGCAGGGGTCATACCGGGCTTCTTCGCCTCCTGATCCAGTTGGGCAACGACGTTGTCCACAGCTCCCGCCAGAGCATCCGATTGCGCAGCATGAACCTGTAGTTTCTCCAAGGTCAGCTCCTGTCCCTGTTGCTGACCCCTTTGGGCCTGTGCCATGAAGTCCATCCCCATCTTGGGATTGATCTTCGTAATAGCCTGCGCGGCTTTTGTCTGGCCCTCATAAGTCGAAAGGTCGGCATCCTTCAGGATCTCTTTGGCGGCAGCCTGATCCTTCTGGTCCTGCTTCTTCTGCTGAAGGTCGATGGCGCTGGTCTGATACCCCTGAGCGGCATTCGCCAAGGTCAATCCCTGCTGTTCGGCTGCAACAGGATTACCAGCGTAGCCTGGAATTTGCGAGATGACCGAGGCGTCTAACTGAGACATCAGGGTCCCTGTCCGTAAGAGCCACCCGTCAACAAGCCCGTACCCCCTCCGGGGCCACCGATGCTTGATCCGGCGCCACCTCCATAGAGGTTCTGTAAGGTCTGCTGGGTGATGTACTGATTGGAAGCATTACCAGCCGCACTCGTAAGTCCGGCAATCTCGTTCGTTTCGATGTTGGCGATATTGTTTCCTTGGTTGACCGCGATGTTTCCGAGGTTAGAGGCACCGGTCTGGATGTTCGCCGCCTGACCGGCAGCCGCACCCTGACCGATCTGGATCGGCGCCAGAAGGTCTCCGAGGTAGGACTGGTAGTTCTGCTGAGCCAACCCGGTATTGAACTGGGACAGGCCCTGCGCCTGATTCCCGGAAAGAGAAAGCCCCTGAGCAGACAGGGCATTGTTGGTCTGCTGAGTGCCCTGCTGCTGGGCGAACTTGTAACCCGGCATGTTCTGCAAGGTCTCCTGAACCCCCTCCTGCCCCTTGGGACCAATCCCGAGCAGCGCCTGGTACTCAGGGATCGCTGATTGACCCAAAGCCGTATAGGGAGCGGCAAGCTGCTTCTCCTGTGCAAGGGCAGCGTACTGCTCATTCGCCGCCGTATTCGCAGCCGATGTCGTAGCTCCTGCCGCATCAGAACCGGCAATGGCGGAACCTGCGAGCCCGGCAACAGCCGCCCCAGCTATGGCCGCAGCGATGCACATACGGACTCCTTGAACAACCTTTTTTCCATGACGATGTCATCCCTCACGAAACCCCTCTCCTTCAATAGTTTGTGAACCTGAGTTCTCGGACCCACTGGCCATCCGATGATATCGGCTTTACGTGAGGTCATCTCCCTGAGGAACCGGTCAATCACCGCTCCCATGTGATCCCTGTACCCAGGTTCAATATAGATCGTATCCCCGATGCATCCCAAAACCTTCCTGTGGTGAAGGCTCGGATACGTAAAACCTGCGGCATACCCTTTCAATCCATCCTCTCTCAGACAGACAACGACAAGGGAACCCAACCTCGCAAGCCCCTTATACCCCTCCAGATCCGGCTCCACATCGAATTCACGCTCACCGTAATACGCACAGGTCTCGCCCTTGATCTGCGTACATTCCTTCCAGCACTTCTGGATCAGCGGCAGCATCTCGTCAAAAAGCCCATCGGTGAAGGCTTCTACCTGAATGCAGATCATGCCGGAGTCCCCGAACTATTCACCCAGACCGTCGGGTTCAATGATGCGACCCAGACAGGGATGCTCAGTGTCGTATCGTAGTAGTACCTCCCAACATAGAGATTCGTAGTAGGTCTTGCCGCAGTGGCACCACTCACCGTCTGTGTGAGAAATGCATACAACTGGGAGAACCATGACAACCACGGGGGGGTCAGAATCCCGTTCCTGGAGATCATCTGGCCAGGGACCGGGGGCAGACTCACTGCGTCCTCTGCCTGCGGGAATCCGCCTCATTCGTCAGTACGAACTTCACAGGATCGGTCATGTTCAGCTTGAAGGTGAACTGTCTTGAAGATCCCAACCGTCGCCAGATCACACGATTCTGAAACTGACCAATAGGTCCAATTGCCGAGGAAAGAGGCGGATCCAGCCAGGTCCTGCCATTGTCCTTGCTCACCGACAATGAAATCTGCGGGTTCATTCCCTGACCGGAAAGGGTTCCAACCCCGGTCTCCATATCGACGTAGAGCTCATCGATGGAGAAGACATTGAAACTCTCCAGTTGATGTTTGGTGATGATCTCCCGCTTGATGATCTGTCCGTTGTCGGTAAAGGTTCCGGGATCAGCGGTGTAGAGATTCCCGTTCGAATAGTCGGAGATCAGCTGTTTGCCATTGAACAGGGTCGAGAGATTCCCGATATGTCTTTGAGAGTAGGCAGAAGTCAATCCACTTTGAGTCTCGCTCCAGATCCCTGTGGAACAGTCGTAGAGGAAGGATCTGCCTGCTGTGGGAAAGCTGATCTGGTACATCGGGTGCTTGTCGGCCCGATAAGCCAGTCCAGTCGCATCATTGACGAACGAGAAAGTGCTGAAAATGTAGTCTAGGTCCGGGGTAGAGATGGGCTTCACCTCGTAGCCTGAAGCCTGACAGACCGAAACCCCGCCTTGTGGAGACTGGCCTAGAAAGCAGATCGAGCTATCCACATGCGCGCGGGAGAAAATAGCCGCCAATCCCCATTCCGTGGTGGCAGCCAGAATCGGGGCGAAAGGTTGCGGAACTCCTCCAACGTTCTGCCAGAACTCCATGTGAGTCGAGGAAAAGAGCACCAGGTTCCCGATGAGCGAATCCACCGCGAGAAGAATATCCGCATATTGATTAGCCGATGCAAAGGCCAAAGCGCCCCACGTCGTACCATCATTCAGGTTGGAGACCGCGAACTCCTGCGTACCGGGAATCTCACAGACAAAGAATCCACTGCAGTTGGTGATGGTCTTTGCCCCAACCGGAAACCCCCCTGAATTGCTGTAGTTCGCAACCGTGATGGACTTCAATGTCCCGCCATTGGGACTGAACAGGTAGCCTGCCGCCCCATCCACCACAATCAAAGTGGTAGGGTTTTGAGCCAATGAAACCGGTCCAATGGTGGAGTTCGAGGCATTCATCGGCAAGGTCAGAACGGTGTTCCCCACTGTATTCACCTGGTAGAAGTAGCCCGCCACTACAACTGCAAGGAATCCTGTACTTCCCAACATTCCGCGAATCGCAGGACTGCCCGGTCCCACGACGGTGAAGTACTTCATTCCAGGTGTACCGTAGAGAACAATCTTCGCCTTATCCCCATCCTCCCGGTTCTCGTAATAGCAATTCAAACGCCGTTCACGGGTAACCACATAACTCTTACCCGCAATTCCGGCCCCGAAAACAGCATTTACCTTGATAGCCGTAAGCTCCCTAAATCTGATCCTCGGCATGACACTGGAAGTAGATCGCTGTGGTCTCCGGGGTGGTTTCCTTGGCAATCGCAATGGCAGTGTTCATGTTGTCATCCATCTCCTTGGTCCACTGGGCGTTGAACATCGGAGCGATGAGTTTTGCAGTCCCCAGCGTCACAGCCAAAGACCACTCTTCCGGCATATCGAGGCTATCGAGCGGATTAACCATCGTTTGTAATGGCCGTAGACCCACGATGTGAAGCTGTTTGGTAACGTCATAACACCCCGCTACATCAAGGTAGAGTGTTCCGGATCTCAATCCCGTGCTCTGAAGCTGTGGCTCGTAGTAGAAAGCTCCGGGATCGGAAACGTAGATGTTCTGTTGAGCTTTGGTCGGTAACTGCTCGTACTCCTGCAAGGTCATCGGATCCACCGGCGTATCGTTCTGGAAGGAATCCCTCAAGATCACTGTCTCCAGAGACAGGGGCGGTTGGCCCTTGGTGGTGAAGTTCCAGATCTGCGCACCTGAATTCACCGCTGCCGTGAGAGGATTGGCGATGTTGATGGCGCCTGAGATCGGATTTCCTACAGAACAACTGGTGGACTGAATGTCCCCGGTCGAAAGCTGAACCACGACAAAGTCATTGGCGGAAAAAGCCGCAGCCGCAGCAGGACTCACATACAGGAGCGTCGCATTCTGGTTCGCCGACTGAGTCACAGTGGTCTGATTCAGGTTCGGCTGGTCGGGGTTCACGGAGATCGCCACCCCCGTAGCCCAGTTGTCCCCTGTGGGGGATAAGGTATAGATGCCCTTGGAGAGCGAGAGCAGCAAGTCCCCCCGATAGCGGGTCCACATCTTCAAACCAGGGGAGAAGTCCTGCCGGCCCATCCACTGCCGGCAGAGCATGTTGGTAAAGACCCCGACGTCGGAAGTCTCCTGGGGAGTGGGTAGTTCGGTCCCCCCCAGTTTCCCGATGGTCTTCATCGCCAGTTGGGTAATCGTGGCGTAGGGAACCGTGTAGACGTATGTCCCGCTGGTGCTCATCCCACGGCCTTAAGCGCTGGTTTACGTTTCTTCTCCCACGTCACGGCATGCCAGAAGACCTTGTAGACCTCTTCAAACGAGAGGTCGTAGGCACACTGTGATACGCCCATCGGGGTTCCCCGGAACTCTTCAGGAGCATCCTCCCCAAAATTCACCTGCTTGCAGAAGTCCCATCCGTAGTGCATCTGGTGGCAGGCCGGTGCTTCGTTCTTTCCCCGACCTGGGCAATGGGTATCTTCTGAAGCCAAAGCATGCGTATTCACCCAGTCCCGACAGAGGTTTTCGACCGTAGAGTGAGAGAGCAGCAGAACTTTTGGCATCTGTTCCTGAGCGACTGAATTGAGCACTCCGGTCTCAGGACCGAATACGAGGTCGGCGGTTTCTGCAAATGTGAGCGTCTGTCGGATCGACCACTTACCCGAGCGGCAGTGCACCCGAGGCTCGGTCTGTACCTTCCTGGCGTCCTCGTGCCTGGGGTCTTTGTCCCACGCAAACCAGCCCTGTTCCAGAATCTGACCGTCTTCCCCGCCCACCAGAACGAAATTGATGTCGGGGAAGTCCACCAGGGCTGCCGATATCAGCCGATCCATCCACGGCCACCTTTTATGCACCGATGAGCCGTTTAACGCATAAACGACACAGAAGCCCCTGATGGCCTTTCTCTCAGCCCTGGCCCACTTCTTCTCATCCTCGGTGGGGTAGAAACGCACCTGCGGGACATGGGGGACCCCTGCAATGAGGTGCTGGTACTCCAGATAGTTGATGTCCATCAGCCGGTGACGGGCCTTCGGGGAAGTCATGTGAGGCGTGCTCTTGGGCAGAGCCAGCAAGGTGCGCTCAACCGACTCCGACAGGTTCACCCATTTGTCGTACTTCCTGGCGTGATAGTCCCAGAACTCTCCCAAAGCAGGGTTGGGCACCTGGTCCCGGTCCTGCATGTAGAAACGATCGATGTTGGGATCATGCAGGATGATCTGGTTTTGTGGCGGGGAGGTGTAGACGGTAATGTGATAGCCCTGCTTCTTTAGGCCGGCAAACACTGAGGATGCCTGCACGAGATCTCCCGTGGCCCCGTAGCGCACAACTGCACAAGTCTTCTCTGGCAACACCCGCCTGGCACAGGAGAAGGTATGCTCGGTGCCTTCCTTCTTCTGGAACACGGTGAACAGGGAATATTCGTTGTCCTGGTCCCGGCGTTGCCAATCGCAAAGATCCCAGCCAACACCGGTCTGCTTCATCATTTCCACGAGCAGTGTGTAGCTGACATTCCAGCGATGGTCAGGGTTACTGCCTTGCTCTCCAACCTTTGGATAAAGGGTTTCGTCGGGAAGGTACAAGCACAGAAAGCCACCGGGCTTGATCACCCGTAACCATTCCCTCAGCGTCTTGACGACGTACTTTTGTTCAATGTGCTCCAACAGGTGAGAGGAGAACACCCCATCAAACGAGTCACTGGCAAGTATCGAGAGGTCTTTGCAATCCGCAATGATGTCTGGCCTGAATGAGTGCTGGAAGATCGCGCAGTGCGAGCAATCATCCACGCCGATGAAATGCGGGAAGGCTTTGTTAGCCCCGCAACCAATATCCAAGACACGGCCACGGGTCCACTCGACCAACTCCCAACGGATCTTGGCCGCCTCATTACCCTGAGGGTCATCGATTCGCCACGTCATAGTGGCCTCCGCGAGAAACTGCCTGCTTTAGCTGGCAGAGGGATAGCGTAGGGCGCGCAGCGCCGCTCTTGCCCTGGCATCAGAAATCTTCCATACTTGACGGAATGAAGCTGGTTGCCGCCCTCAAGATGCTGCCAACGCCTGAGCAGGCTACGTGCCTGACGGCAACTTTGGAGCGGTGCAATGCGGCGTGCTCGTGGCTTGCGGAACGCGGGTTTGAGAGCCAGACGTTCCGGCAATACGACCTGCATAAGATGAGCTACACGGATATCCGGGAGAGGTTCGGCCTGACGGCACAAGCTGCTGTCCGGTCCATCTCCAAGGTTGCCGATGCCTTCAAAGTTAGTCGTGAAGTTGCCCCGGTCTTTCGTGCCGACGCAGCCCAACCCTATGACGATCGTATTATCCGCTTCGTCAAGGACGGCAGCGCGGTCAGCCTGTGGACGATCGAAGGCCGGATGGTTGTTCCGATTGTGATGGGCGAACACCAGAAGGGCCTGATGGCCTTCCGCAAGGGCGAGGTCGATCTGTGCTTCGTCCGTGACAAATGGATACTCGCGGCTACCTGCGATATCCCGGAGACCGATGAGTTCAAGGCAGAGGACTGGCTGGGCGTTGATCTCGGCATCGTTCAGCTCGCCGTTGACAGTGACGGCAAGACCTACTCCGGCGAGGACGTTGAACGTGTCCGACGCCACCAACAGAAACGCCGATCCGGTTTGCAGAAGTGCGGCACAAAGGGTGCAAAGCGCCGACTTCGCAAGCTGACCGGAAGACAAGCGAGGTTCCAAAAACACACGAACCACTGTATCGCCAAGGCTGTCGTGATGGATGCTGAACGCACCTCGCGGGGGATCGCTCTTGAAGAACTCAAGAGCATTCACCAGAGGGTAACGGCCCGCAGCAATCAACGCGCACGGTTGGGAAATTGGGGTTTCGCTCAGTTGGGCGCTTTCGTCTCCTACAAGGCAAAGCGTGCTGGCGTCCGCGTGGTCTTCGTTGATCCTCGCTACACGTCGCGCCAGTGCGCCGCGTGCGGGTGCATCGACAAGAAGAACCGCACCAATCAAGCCACCTTTCGCTGCGTCTCTTGCGGTCACACCGCGAACGCAGACTCCAACGCTGCCATCAACATCCGCTCGCGGGCGTTGGTGGCACAGGGCACGGTAATGGTGCCTGAAGTGCTCGCCGCTTAAACGGCAGGGCAAAGCCGTCTGCTTTAGCTGACGGTCCATTACACCAGAAGTTTCCATTTGCCGATCGTGCCGTCGTTCAGCACCAGGAAGGTGTCCCCGAGGGCAAAAACCATGTTGTTAGAGGCTAAAACAACCTGTCCCGCAGTAGTCCCACCAGAGGTAAT